CTGGTTAATGCTTTTAAACCTAATTCATAGAGAGGATGGGCGATTAGTCTTATTCGTTCCGTCGCTCCGAATTCATTTCTGACTTCGATAGAGACACAACGACAGATTTCTTTCCAAGCATAATTTATCAAGTCGGGGTTCAAATTGTCCGTGGCGGCGTCAAAGTCACCACTTACATAAAACTCATCAGGCTTTAGATCTTCCACACAGCCGAAGCAAGCGGTAAAGCTGTCCTCGTCTATAGGATGCCCAATGTACTGAAAGACAGGATGCGCTTTCAAAGTAGACCACATAAGCTTTTGTAGCTCACATGTTCTATAATATTCAGGCGCCTGTCCCTTAGTTATCACCCTGACCTTCAATGGCTCCAGTATTGCTACAGGAGTCACTTTCAAAGGCTTGTCTAATCTCCTCAACCATTGACGATCGACCCAATTTTGAAAATCGCTTACAAGCTTCTCCGCTATCAAGTTGCCATGGACATCAAAGCAGTCCAGAGGAGCAGATCCTGATTCACGGTACCTCGCCAGCAATTCTGTAAGGGCACCACCGTCAACCATCATTCGGTCAAAGCAGCTAGAACCGGACGGTAACAAGTCTTCATGTTCAAAAAGCTTGTTCTCAAACAGCTGATGTATTACAGTGTTGAGCTGCAATTTCACAGCCGCTACGTGCCGGGGATCACATTGAGAATGTGCTTCATCATAATCCCTTGTAAGCGCCTTCTTATGTTTAAGAAGACTAGCTTCAACGAATTCTGGTAAAGCTGGAGGCATCCCCTTCTTGCACATAAGAATGTCAAGAAGAAAACGTCTGTAGGTCCAATTCCCCTTGGAAGCACGGTTCATAACACGGGCCATAAGAGTATTGAATTCGGGAACGAAACACCCGGGAGATTCAATTAGGTTCTCAGGACGCGCTGGTTTCTCTTCTTGTTGGTAGCCCACGCAAAAAGCATATGCAGAATGAAACTTCAATTTCGAGATTGCAGTTCCATCCCTGCTTCGTTCTTCGTACAAATGAAGAAACGATGCTTTAGCCTTTGCTTGGACTCTATTATACACAGAAACCAGGGGCGATGGGAGACGAAGAAAAGCCGTTGAGACGGCATCCCATGCGCCGGCAGCCCAAGTGACATGTTTGTCAGACAAGGGTTGCTGTGGCTTGCGGTCTGGTACGACGCCGCCTTCCCCACCGCAAGGGAGGGAGGACGGTGTTGCAGATTTTCGTGGATCTGTATCCACGAAGGGCCGAGAGCTGCAAGGAAGACTCCGGACCATGGTCGGTCCGTTTGATGGAGAGCTTTGGTTTACACCAAGGTTC